AGTTAAGAGTTGATAAAGTTTGAAGTTGAACTAAATAAGAGTTTGTACCCGTTCCAACGGTGTTACTATCTCCTATGCCTAAAATTACGTCTATATCTTGGTCTGCGTTTAGGTTATATTGATTGTAAAGCCCATCTACAACCGCTAATGTTTGAGCGTCTGTGTGGAAAGCCGAACTAATTACAACCGATTTACAAGCCCCTTGAATTGACCATCCCGTATTCCAAGATAAGCCCATTATATTACCAATTAAGGAAGCCTGCCCGCTCCAAGTTGATGCACTTGTAATCAACTTTCTGTCGTTGTACCAAAGTTCACAAGTAGAGCCATTTCTCTTATAGACTAGAATAACCTCTCTATTTCCAGTATGCCCCATTCTGAACGATACCCTAGATGCTGAACTTTGCCACATATTGAGTAAGTCCATCCAACTACCAGACGTTATACCCGAAAATACTCCAGGTGCATTTGTCTTGCCTGCGTTTTGTAAAACTATGTATGCTGAAAAAGTAGTTAGTGAAAGTTCCCCGCTATTACGCTGCATGAACGAACCAGAGCCTGGAAAGATAGGCACACCACTTGTTAATGTTGGTCTGCGTGAATCTGTACCCTGCACCCAAGTAGATTTAGTGTTGTCTTGGTCTGCCCAAACTGAAATTTTAGACCCTACTAAAGTGAACTTTGAAGCATCGTAGGATTGAAGGTTTACCAAGTCTGCTGCTGATGTTACTATGTAATTTGTAGTAGCTAGAACGGGGTCACCAAAGTCATTATCTGCATAAACATTGCACCTTATAGACTTGCCACTATCAGCACTTTTAATTACATAAGTAGAACTCGCCCCGCTTTGAATAATATCAAAATTTACAAAATCAGTTGTACTTAAAAATACATAAGAATAACTAATCGGAGGCGTGCCGCTCCATGTTCCTTGTGTGCTTGTAAGAGTTTCTCCTACAAGTGGGATTCCACTTAAAACGGGAGCAACGGTATTTACGGGTGGTAAACCTCCGCCTAAGTTGCGATTGTAAACTATTCCTAAGCCTATTCCTATCTTAGTCATAATTAATCTACTATTCTACCATAACCAAGAACTGAACCGCTTGCAGGGGTAACATCTGCGATAGGGTCGCCATCAAACATTGGAATCAGCATTCCTTGATTTAAAGTCTTGCCGCTTAACCCGTATTGAGTAAGTAGGTTTTGACCGCCTGCTGTTCTTAATGTAGTTAACACACAAGTAGCATTTACTACTAATGCAAAAAATCTTCTACCCGTTACAGCAGAATCTATAAATAACATATCTTGCCCGCCTAAGGCTCTTTCTTGTAAATTCATATCTATAAATATTTATTATTAATTACTTGGTATTTCACAACGATTATAAGGATTCATTATATCTAATGAAATTTGGCAATTCCACCCTGCTACTTCATCTTGGTAGCTATCTTTTATTGGTGTGGCTGTGATTGAATCGTTTATTATAAAATCATCCCCATTCAAAGGATTTCTTAACTCCGAAACCACATCATTAAGCAACTGCAAACAATCACTTAACACATCTTTTTCATTAGATAGGTCTTTTGCGACTATATCTAGGACGCTTATTTGAAGATTTAAAGTTACTACCTTAGTGTTAAAGTTTGAAGGCAACACATCGCACCAAAGCAATGGATAAGACAAGTCATTGACTGCCTCTAAGTCTGAAACATCGCAAAACTTAAACCCCTTTAGAATCTTGTGGCTTTGCTGTATAGTTTCTAGTTTTCCTATTACTTGGTTTAGGCTGTAATTCATGTTTTTTGAGATAAATCTTTAATAACTCTTCGTTTTTTTTGTTTACGTTCTTTGGCATATTAACATCTAAATGAATTTCCTTGATATTTTATGTAGCCGGGTATTTTATCACAATCACACTCCGAATCTAAGTACATTCCGTTTTGGTAGTTGTTTTTAAGCGGGTAAATTGTACTGATATTAGCGTTTTCTTGTGTTAAATACTTAGGATAAGTCGCATTATTAGCAAGTAAAAACCTACTTAATCTTTCTGCATAAGTTTCTGCATCGTTTAAGAACTGCTCTTTAAGTTTAGTCATATCTCCATAAGAGATTTGCTGACTAAATTCGCTACTTTTCGCTCCTATATTTTTGTTTTGAAACTTATAAGATAGGCTTAAAATCATTCTAAAAAGAGAGTATTTCACCAAAGTAGGCTTAATATAAGTATCTAAAAGTATCTGATAAGGCTCACTTATTGGCGTTCCTGATACAGAAAAACCACTTACAGAAGTTACTAAGTCATTATACAAGTTAGTACCTAAGATGGGTAACATATATAACTCCTGCGCATCTGTAATAGACATTCTAAATAATTTCGGGTCGACATTCTCCGATATTATAGAGTTTTGCTTTAAAGTTTCCTCACTTATAAATAATACGTTAGCCATTTTTTCTTTGTGTTAAAATTGAACTCCAAGTATGTCTGCAAAAAGGTAAATGAATATCCGTTCCTTTTACGGTTTGCCACCCGCCTCTTTTTGTCCATACGTTTCTGCCTACTCTTTTACTAATTGCGTCTATTTCTTTTCGTGTGTATAGTCTGTTTAAGTCTAATAATGCTGCGCAAAATTCTCTATTTTTAGAATCTTTCGGGCCAGTGTACTTATATCTTACTTCTAATCTTTTTATCTCGTCTGCAATCTTATTTACAAGGCTTTTAGAAGGTCTTTTGTTGTTAATGCTCCAAGCACCTTCTACCATGCTTAATACAGAATCTCTTTTTAAAGTGTTAATTACGCTTTCTACTTCTGATTCACTTAAACCTGTTCCACGTGCGATAGATGCTTTAGATGCAACGGGATTATTTTTCACATACTCTAAAACCTTGTTTTCGTTTGGGGTGTTGGCTTCGATTTCTGCAAATCCAAACTCCATTAATTCGCTTTCATCATTGTCTAAGTTATAGTTGAAAGCATCGACTTCATCAAACATAGTCACAGACCTACGAGACAATTCGTTAAAGTTGTCTGCACCTTCGCCAAACTCTGCAAAAACACTTACTTCATCTTGCCAGCTAAAGCCCTCTTTTTGTAAGGTAGTTTCTTTAGGAAGCCCGACTAATTCTCTTAACTCTTCACGGGTTGCAACTTTTTCAAGCACAGATTCTGTAAGCGTTGGCATTGGCAGGCTTAATGGCTCAACTTCATAAGCATCAGGCACACCGTTAATCATTGCAAAGTAGTTGAATAACTCTTCAAAGTGCTTTTGGTCTGGCTCAATTTCGTTAAGGTTGAATAACTTAAACGCATCTACCATTTCAGTTCTCCCGCCTAGCTGCCCTTCTGTTTTAACACCTAAAAGCATTGGAGAAGTAACCCTATGAGCGACAAAAATCTCTTCTTGTACGGTCTTATTTAGTGTTTCAAACTGCTTATCTAAGTCGTTAGGCTGAATAGGAATTACATTAGGGGCTTTATCTGAACCATCAGAAAAGTTAATAATCCACCTTCCAGCGTTGTCCGTTCCCTTGTGCCTTCCATTTATCCTTCTTACTAAGTCTCTTTGCTCGTCTGGCTCTGGAACTCCATTGTTAAAGTTTAATATGCCGCCAAAAAAAAACTCATTTTGCAAGTTTGCTCTGTGATAATTAGCTACCTCTACATCTACCTCAATATAAGGGATTGCAGCGATATAATCAGGCAAAGGATAGGTTTTTAAAGCGGGCCTGTATTCTCTATAATAGTAAAGTTGTAAACCTTCTCTTCTATCTGGATTAAATGGTAAAAATTCTACTATCTTTTCTTTTCTATCATTCCAATCGTTACAATAGTAAAACATCGTGTTATCTACGTTGCTTCTTACCTTTGAAAAGTCTATATGAAAGATTCTCGCAATGTTAACCCTACCCTTATCCCAGATAATCTGTAAAGCATATCCACCATATAAACGCTTATCTAAACAAGTCTTATTGAATATGTCGTTTAGGCTTTCAAATGGGTTAGGATTTTTAAGTAATTTAGTAGCGTTGGTTACTTGTCTTACATCGTTCTTAGGCTTTAGCTTCAATCCCTTACCGAAAGTCCATTTTTGTTTAGCTGTTAAGATTGCGTTATGCTTTGCTGACCTATTAAACAAGTCACACAGATATTGAGGATAGTTATTATCCTCCCCATAATGAATAAAAGGCACGTTTCGCACCGTTTTAAACTCTGGCACTTTGTAAGAACTCAAAGGCTCTGATGCAAAATTTAATCTATCACTATTATATTTAGCCATAAGTTATTACTTCGTTATTTGAATCAAGTTCAATCGTTTCTTGTTCATTAAAAATATACTTTACTTTCCCAGTTTCGACTAATCCTAAAGCGTTGTCTGGGTTTAGATTTGTTGTGCTAGTTTGTTGGTAAATATTATATCTGTAAAAGCCCGTATCACTTAAATAAATCTTACCTATTAAAGGCTCTTGGACTACCTTAGAAACTACTTGGATATTGAATTGATTATACCTCTCTTTAAAGTTAGATGTATCGCTAGAAATAAAACAAATCACTTCTTTAGTCAAGTCGTTTATAAATTCAAACAAATAGATAGGACTTGATATTGTCGTACTCTCTGAAAGAGTTAAACAAACATCATTACTGCCATTTTGTAATTGAATCATATTAATAAATATATTTTAAAGGTTAAATAGTACAAAAAAAGGCTGCCTAAGTGAATAGACAGCCCTCCAAAACAATATGACAAACAAAACTAAGAACCTACCGTAATAGCTGAAATAGAAGTTAACTGATTTGCTGGCTCTGGTTCATTACCAACTAAGGTTAATGTTTGACCGTTAAAATCTCCCATTGCTGAACCTGATAAATGACTTCCCGCAGTTACTTCACAGCCGTATTTTTGACCCAATAACCAAAAAGAACCGTCTTTTTTCTCAATCACAACTAAAGGTCTAGCTTGTGCGATTGTATAGAATTTGTTTCTTTGGGTTTGGCTCATTTTTGCAAAGTTACCTACTATCGTTTGCTGATAGAAAATAGTACCATTTGCAGGGTTAGATTGGATAGCCTCTTCAAATGAATCAGCACCTTGCGGCATTAATTCGTATTTATAAAAGGTTACACCAGATACAAGCGAAATACCTCCACTTACTGATGAAGTAATAGTAGCACCGCTTACAGATGTAGCAAGGTAAATGTTTTTAAGACCTCCGACCGCATCCTTGCAATCAATCGTAAAGCCTGATGTTATTGCGCATGGCATATTTTAAAATCTCCTTATAATTATAAGGGGGATTTTACTCCCCCATTTTTTACGCTAAAGTGAACTTAACAATTTCAGAAGGTAAAGCAATTTGAGTGCCTGCTTTAAACTCTGACATGAATCTTACCTCTTGTGCTTCTTGTGCCCAGAACATTTCAAACTTATATTGTTCATCTTCTACATCGCATCCAAAGAACATATTAGAAGTTCTTAAAGCGAAGATTCTGTTAGTGCCGTTCAAACCATTTACACCAATCACTCTTACGTTAGTTCCGGGAATTACTATTTCAAAATCCGAGTTACTTGCATCTGTGTTGTAGTGGAAAAGGTTTGCATTTGTTAAAGCAAGTTGGTAGGTTCTAAAAGTATTCATACCTACAAATACTCTTAAATCTTCTTTACCTAACAATTCAACTGGAATCGCTCTGTAAACACCTTGCATGATTGGAATCACGTTTGAAGTAGTGATACCTCCCGATGTGCTGTAAGGTGCGCCCGTCATAAAGCCTGATACGTTAGCCTCAACTGGTCCACTCGCTGCATCAATGATTTTAACTAAACCATCGAATTTGTTTAAATTACCGTTACTTGAAGCGGTGTTACCTTGCCAGAAAGCAGTTTCTAATTGTTCTGCAATTAAACCCGCTTTTAAGCTAGTGTACTGCTCTTCAAATGGAACTGATTTAGGGTTAGAACCATTAGGCAATACTAATTGAAGATACTTTGTTTCAAGGTCTTTAGGACAAAATGCCTCGTGAACCTTAATAGGTGCAACGGTTATTGTCCTATTTGAATAAGTTGTAGTTCCTGATGCGCTAAAACCGCATGAAGTACCGCTTTGAAATACAGCGTCTGTATCCATTACGTTCACTTGCTCTGAACTCTTTACATTTGGCATCTTAGTTGCCAATGAAATTGATTTTGCACTAAAAAGAGTTTGAACAATTAGTTCTCTCTCGTTTGTTTTAGTGTAAGCTGCTAATGCTGTTACGTTAAATGCCATGATTTAATATTTTATTTTTTGGTGTATAAATTTTTTGAAATTTCCTCTAATGCGTTAAACAAGTCTGTTTTCTTTTTCTCCTTAGAAGTAGGTGCAACTTGTTCAACCTCTTGTGGCTCGTTTGACATAGCCTCTACAAGTTCAAACATTAGCTTCATGCTATCTTCTAGCTTTGAAACTTGCTCTTTTAACTTAGTGTTTTCTGCTTCTACTGCGTTGAACTTTTCAGATTCTAGACTCTTTTCAGATAAGCCTTTCAATTCTGTTTCTAGCTTTTCAATTCTAGCGAAAGCATCTATTAAACTCATTTCAATCTCTACCTCTGTTTCATCTTCTTTCTCTTGCTCTTTGGTTTTGATTGAAGTAACTAAGCCATCTTTTACGGTTACTTGTGTGCCGCTTTCTAACTCATGACTTCCATCAGGTGCAGGGGTCAAACCAGATTCAGAAACTACCATTAAAGCAGTTCCAACGGCTAACTCTCCATCCCATTTTACGATAGTCATTCCATCAGATAGTTTTGCCTCGTTTGCCTCCATCTTAGTTTCCTCTTCTTTAAATAAGAGTTTCTTTATAGCGGGCAAATTCTTTGCGATTAGTTCTTTAACTTCCATGTTTATTAATATTTAGTTGTTATTTTTAGTAATTATTTCGCTTATCATGTCTATTAACTCGGTATCTTTAGACTTTTCGGGCTTAAACATTCCTTCTACTGAAAAACCTTTAAATTCGCCCGTTTTAATAAACTCTTCCCATATATCTTCATTATCTACTTTGCATCCTATCCACCAAGTGCCGTCTGGATGTTTAGTAAATCCTTTTGGGGTGTAAATTCCTCTTTCCTCATTGATAATAAACGATTCGATAAGGAATACGCCATCTGCTATCTCGGAGGTGTGCATCTTATTAAAATTCTGGGTATAGTTTAGCTTAAAAAACTTCTCTACTATCTTTTCAATCGTTTCAGTAGAAAAAAACACGTTGTATAGTTCTCCATCTTGCCTCTTTCTAAGTATAGGCATATTAGGAATCATTGCAGCACCAGATATAATGCGCTTTTCTTTGTCTGCTTTAAAACTGAATTTTGATTTATTTTCTATGCTTTCTAGTTTTCTTTGCGCCCATTCTATCCCCGCATCTCCACCCCATGCTAACCACATTAAACGACCGCATCCATCTCCTAATTTCTTATCAGAGTTTTGTCTGTGCCTTTCAAAAGCTGCCATTCTAGCTATGGTATCTCTGCTTATTGCTTCGCCTTTTGCTAGTTGGTTTGCCCTTTGCTTTCCTACATCAGTTCCACAATCGCCCCACCCGTTCTCTTCTGCATATCTTAAAGCTGTTTTGGCGTTTTCTTTTGCCTCTTCTGGGTAGTCTGTATAGCTATCACTCTCATCATTGAACGCCTGCCATTCAGTACCTATTGCGGGTCTATCTACTAAGGCAATAAAATCTACCCCGCTATCTTCGCTGTCATCTATTTTAAGTTCAAATAATGGCAATTCCATGATTATTAATATAAAAAGTTTAGTTTTAGTATTTATAGGGTAGCTTTAGCCTTAATTGAGTTTACTTTGTTTTGTGTGTTGGTAATGTCGGATTCAGTTACGAATACTTGAACCTTCCCGCCTTCGTTTGATGTTCTAATAGGCTCTGGATTATTTACAACGGTAAATGAAGATGTAGGCTTAACGATTGGAGCGGGTGCGCTTGCTGCTTGACCGCCTCCACCTTTAGCGTCTATTGAGTTAATTTTTTTAACATTAGCCAAACCCGCAGCAACGATACCCGCAACTGCGAAAGCCTTTGCAACGGTCGGCAAAGTCTTATCTGCTAAAACTTGATTAGCTGCTAGGTAAGTATTGATTAATGCGTTTGCGCTTGCTAGTATCTTGGCTTCTTGGCTTTGCTCTTCTGCTAATTGAGCGAACCCATCTAATGCGCTGCCTATTGCGCTTATAGTGCTTATTCTAGCTTGTGCCTCTGCTTGGTAAATCCTTTTTCTTTCCTCTGCTGCTTTATTGGCTATGTCTATCTTTTCATTCTCTAAATCTTTTTCCGCTTCGATTTCATCCCATTGCGCTTGCTCTTTTTCTGCTTGCTCTTTTGCGTCTGCTTCAAGTTGTGCTAAATTAATTTTAGCCCTTAAAGCACCCTCTTTTTCGTAAACAGCGTTAAGTCTTTTATCTACTTCAGATATTACTTTTTCTGTTTTAACTTTTTCTCTTTTTAAATCGTTTGCATCTACAAAGTTTATTATCCTTTCACGCTTTAAATCATATCCACTTTCTAAGTCATTTCTTTTAGCTAAGTAATTAGAATAAGCATATAAGGCATCTTCTAGCTCTTTGCTAGTTATATTCATAGATGCAACACTAATTCCTTTTTTTATGTCATTTAGTTGTTTAAATGTTCCTTTAAGTGCTAGTACTCTGTTAGCTATTGATACCCCCTCTAACTTTACAACTTCTTTATTTTTTTTAATCTGTTCGTCTTGAAGCATTAAAGCCTCTTTCAATATGTCGTTTCTTTGCTTTTCTGTTATAGCTTGGTTCTTTGCTTTTCTTAAAAGTATGTCTATTTGTCGGTCGTATAAAGAATTTTGTAGATTCAAGTCCTTCATCCCATCCTCATAATCTCGCATTGCTTGGGTAGCTTGAACTCCGTATCTGTAAGCGTCTTGAAGTGATATGTTAGCTTCTTTTTGCCCCGTAATAAAGTTACCTATATTAACAAAAGTCGCACTTAATACATTAGAAATACCTCCCATCACATCCTCAAACTTATCTAAGACTGGGTTTAATGATGATAGACCTTTATAAATTAAAGTGATAGCCCCTGCAATAGCAACTAAAGCAATTCCAACGGGTGTAGCTACTAAGGCTTTAAACTGCTCTAAAACTCCTTTAAATCCTTGCGCAACATTCCCCGCAGTTCCAGGTAAAGCGTCTAAGGCATCGTCAACACCCTCTAAAGACTTTTTCGTACTTTGTGCGCTGTCTTTTGTGGACTTTAATTCCTTATCAATCTTTTTTAGACCTTGCTCTGCCTTATCGCCTTTAACCTCTACACTAACTATTACTTTATTTTCCATTTTCTATCTTCTTTAGTAATTCAATAAACCTAACATCCTTAACTAACTCGCCTATGTGTTTAATATCTGAAAAGTATTCTATTAGTAATTTCATTATGAACCTCCCGTATTTGATAAATTTATAATTTGATAATTGCCGTTATAAGCCACTACTTGAACCACATGATGAGGTGTTAAAGTATAGTTTGCCCCTCCGTTTATAGTTTGATTTTCATTGATTGAATATATCTTTACGTTTGACCCGTTTATATTCTTAATCGTAATGACTACAACTCCCGTATTAGGTTGAACTAAATTTGCATCAGGTAGATAGGCTTCGCTCGCTCCATCTAAGAATTGAATTTGATTAGTGTATTCTAAGAATACGACTGAATCGGTTGTACCTGCTAATTTGAGTTTGCTCTTATCTACATCTGCAAAGTATCTTGAATTGTCGGTATTATTAAAAGTTGGCAAACCTTCATCCCCAACAACTCCACCCGTTCCACCGTTGCCACTTCCCGAAGTCAAAGTAAACGAAGGGGCTGTTTTAAGTTTTAAAAATTCAATCTCTACGGGGTTATTACTTGTTAGGTCGTGGCTTATATTGTAGATTCTGTAATACTGCTTATCAATCAAATAGAACTTTCTAAAGTCAAGGTTATTAAATTGATTCATTGACAACTTAAAAAAAGCTGTTACTAGCTTGCTGTCTTTGTCTGTGATTTCCTCTATTGACTTTTTCCAATATCGGTTGTAAAGATTCCCGTTTGTAAAGTTAACTGAAACATTCCCGTATTGAATAGCTTTAGGCATTGACCACCCTAAATCAAAGGTAGGCGAACTTACACTATCTAACATTCCCGCATAAGGAAATACATCTAATAAACTGCTTGAAATTCCATTATCGTAAAATAACTTCCATTTAGTAGTAGTTGAAACCAATCCACCATAATAAAGTATTCTAATGTTAAATGAAGGTAGTTCATTCCCTTGTGTTGGCGGGTCTTCGTTTCTAATCTTTGATAAGATTCTATCGTTATTACTTGAATTTCCTAAAGGTGTAGGACTAAATCCTATCTCTACCCTTTGCGTTTGGGTTAAAAAGTCGTTGTTAACCTCTACTTTTTTAGTCGAATACGCCTCTCGATATACGTTTTGATAGCGTTTATTGTACTCATCATCATCTTGGGTGTAGGTCATTTCTAACTTTCTAAAGTCTAAAACACCCATAGGCTTAATAGTAATCTGCTTAGAAACGTCTAAATAAGGGGTTAAATCTACTATTTGATTAGTGTAAAAGTCATCTCTAGGCTCGATTATTAGCTTTTTAGGGTCTATCTTATCCGAAACTACATAAAGATTAAACATTCTAAATATCCACCTTAAAAAGTCGGTCTGTTTAACCTCGTTTGGTAGTGCTGAATTTAAAGATATACTTTGTCCGTACGCGTAAACTGGGGTAGGTATTGAACTAAAAGTAAAGTTTTCTAAAATATCTACTTGAAAATCGCTAGGGTCAATTAAACCATACCAAATAAAATCTATATAAATCTTATCCCCTACATTCAAATCAAACTCGTCAAACTCCATATTTAATTGACTTGTTATAGTTGAATTAGGGGTTAAACCATTTGTTTCAAAGGTTATCGTTCTAAAGCTATTAGTTAATACACCCGACCTATCTCTAGTTAAATATAAGTTTACACCAAGATTGTTTGTTATTGTAGATGCTGATGTGTTTTTAACTCTTATTTGCCCTTGTGCGTTAAACTTATACTTCCCATTATTACCGCTTGCAATGTCAACTAAATAATTAACCGTGTCAACACTTGCAGGGTCTGTATCTTGATTTATTGTATCAAAATAATATCTTTTAACATCGGATGCAAAAACATTATTTATAGTTGTATAAACCTTATCCGTTGCGTTTGAAACTATCCAAGTCCTATCTGTAACCTCCGATTCTGTCATTAAAAAATTACCATTCGTGTAAGGAATGATTAGCCTTTTAAAATGAACTGAATTAAAAAAGTTTGATTCATATCTATAACCCACCTCACTAAATATTGAATCTACTATTTGCTTAACATAGATAGCAGGGTACATACACCGCTCCATGTCATACTCGTTCTCTTGTGAGTTTCTCGAAGTTCCGTTATCAATAAGCGGGTAAACGTAGCCTTGTCCATCTGGATTTCCCGACACATCGAAGTTACTAAACGAACTGCCATTTTTAATAATGTAGGTGTCCCAACTATTAGCCAAGTTTGTATAGTTCCAAATATGGTCGTATGCTGACAAGTCTAGGCTTACAAGTTCCTTTTCTCCTAAATCTTGAAATAGATTAGCCAACTTTCCTAAGACGATTATCTCATACTCTATATCTCGGTCATTTACTGGGATTTCTGTTAATTGAAGATAACCCCGCATTTGCTCGATTCTATTGTTTAAGATTATAGCCTCTGCCTTTAGATTTGGATTAAAGTCGGGTGTAAAGTTAGTTGTTGAAGTGTTTATAGTTGACCTATTAAGATTGTCAATCTCACTGAATATCTTTCTATTCTTTGCGCTTGCAGGGATTCTTATTGATAACGTGTATTCGCTTTTCCTTTTCTCTGGTTCTTTAATGTCAATGATGGATTTATTAACCACCATAGGCACGTTATCGAACAAATCTAGATTATAGGAGTT